GGATAATTAAACTTACAATCAGGATAATACAAACTAAATACGCTTGGTAATTCGTTAAACCAAAGTTTGTACTTAGCAGTAATAAAATGTCTATTACAATAGTGTTCTGCCATTTGTGTCGCAGCTAATATATATGTACCAAGTAAAGCATCTTCACTTGATGTAGTAATTCTTAAATGTTCTTTTAATTCAGAAGTTGTTACTACTTGTGTAGATACAAGGTCTTGTTGAACTAAATTACCATAACTATTTTGGCTTGGATTAAGGTATTGATAATCCACAAAATTAAATATATTATCTAAGTACGAAACAGCCATTTATTGTAAGTTAAAGAAAAGGGAAAGGGAATTACCCCTTTCACCTTTATTAATTATAATGTAATTATTATGCAGTATGTTTTAGTAAACATTTAACAAATGAAGCACCATTTGAAACTCCAAATGAAGCGTATTTGTTCAATACTAATCTTACAGCACCTTTGATACCTTGTGTATACGGATCGACCATTATGTCCAAAACTCCATAGTTACCAACATATAATTTACTGAAGTCACCAAATATAGCCATAGAATCTTTATGAGAAGCTGCTCGTTTCTCACATCCTGTGCTAAATACTATTGGATAACCATTGAAACTTGCTTTGCTATCTTGAACTGCACTAATAGAAGATACTAATGCACCTGTTCTGATGTCCTTCATATTAACAGGATTCACAACATAAGCCAAATTACCTTGTAGACCTTTAGCTTCTGCTAATGCTTCTTCCATCGTTAACATATCAGCAACAGTAGAAGAACCAGCAACATAAGCAGTTGGAGAAACATTACCTACTGAATATTCACCAATAGATTGGTCTGCACCTGTTACATTACCTATTTTAAACATAGCTGCGTTCATAGCTTCACCAATACTACGACCTAAATCTCGTACTATCGCTGCTTCTGCACCTGTACCTACTTGCATCATTAGTTGCTTAGATAAATCAACAAAACCACCAATTCTTTTTGGACTTAGTGTAATAGAAGAAAAATTATTTCCAACATCAGATGCATCTGCATTTTCTCCATTTATGTAAGCCGCACTATTTGAACCTACAACAGGAATCTCTGTATTCGCTGCAAGACCATTAAGTACAGTAGCACCTACTTGCTCATATATAGCTGCTTCTCTTAAACCATCTTGGAAAGCACCTAATGTAGTTGGGGCTATTGTGCTTGAACCTTCTGATACGATACCTGCTCTACTTTCATATTGTAAAGATGAAGGAATACCAATACCATTGATTGTTGCACCTGTTGACCTTGCTTCTTGGATAGCTTCTTCGTGCATCTCTTTTTCAAGACCAGATAAGTTGTTGTTCATTAAACCATTAACAGCCTTGAATAAAGAGTAATCTCGTCTTTCTTTACCCATTGTGTCATTCTGAACAGAGTGAGTTACAGGACTTGCAGAAATCTCTGCGTTCAATTTTTCTTGTCGTTCAACAACTTGGATGTCTTTAGCCAATTTGTCAATGTTTTGCATCACACCATCGTATGATACTTGCTCGTCATTAGTGAAATCACGAGTTTCATCTTTTGCCAAGTTAAGCATAGAATCAGCCTTGCCGATTAATTCTGCTCTGTCTTGACGAAGTTCAATCGAATTTTTCATATTCGTCTTTTTAATTTTAATTCGTTATTTAATAAATTAATTTTAGAACCTACTTCCTCAGTTGAAGAAACATCTTCTACTATATCTTGCTGCCCCCCGGTAGGTTCAATCACAACTTCTTCGCTAGTGTCTAAGGAATCCTCAAACTCTTGCTTAGAACGAAGTGCAACATCTGTATTGGCATAAGCTCCTACACCAACTATTGAAACATCAACTAAACGACCAATCTTATTGATAGTTCGTCTAGTAATATCGCCATCTTGCGACCAAGAATCATCCTCTACTGTAAAAGCAAAAGAAGATTCGTAAAGTAAACCACGATTCATTAACTCAGCTACATCATTACCTGTTGTCGTGTTAGGTAAAACAGCATCGTATCTTAAACCTCTTTCATCAGTAGATAGTTTCAAACTACCACCAATATTTCGGTCTAACATTAAGTTAGGATCGTGATTAAAAGTTAAGATAACATTATCTTCAAGTCTATCACTAAAAGCATCACGAGATATAGTTTCAATAAAACCTAAATCTCTACTATCAGTTTCAAATAAAGCAGCGTAACCACTTACACGCTTTTCTTCTTTATCGTCATCTTTTGTGACTTTATAGTCTGCTTTATATAATCTAATTTCTTTTTTATCCATAATATAATTTTTTTCTTCCTTCATACTTTTCTTCATAGGATGGTTACTTGGTAATAAATCAGTATCGTGTTTACCTGAACGAAACTTACCTTTCTCCATTACATATAAGAAAGAATTTACTCTAGCATATGCCCATTGTTCTGGTGACTTAACGCTTGGTCTTACTGAACCTGGATTAGTTTTATAAGCACCAATACCTCTGTTAAATACTTTACCTAGTTTAGCAGGTGTTACTTTAGCGTTCCAAGAAATATTCTTCTTACCTACTTTTTCATTATGGTCATCTGCCTTTTTTTGTAAACCTTTTTTAACAGCACCTGTCAAAGCTCTATCTTCATCTTCTTCTTCTTCTTCGTCTTTATATTGCATATTGTCATTGACTTTACTCATCACTTCCTTTGCTTGTTCGTGATTTTCAAAAGGCATATAATATGTTTTGCCATCCATAGTGTGTTCGTGTGAACCAACACCACCTAGCTTTTTTGCTTGTGCTTCTGCTTCTTCTTTAGAATCGTACAATGGTAATTCTATACCATCAGTTATCATTGTACCTACTTTCATTCTATTTTCTTCTTCTTTCTTAATCTGTGCAACTTTTTTCTTTGACCAACTAAATCCAGCATCTCCCCCCCATAAAGCGATGGCTATCCTACCTGCACTTGGGTAGCCTTCTTCACCTGGTCTATAACCTTCAGCCTTTTTATCTACTTGATGTCTTGAGTGAAAAGAGAACATTCTTTTTATAGATGATAAACTAAGGTCACCATTTATTATATCTCTTGCTCTTGCAACACCTACCGCTGTTCCACCTCGACCAAACTCTTTTCGCCACTCTAAGCCTTTCTTAGCTTCAGCAACCATACCAGATGTAGGAGTTCTATCTATGTCTTTTAAAGCCATATTATTCTAAATCTGCTCTAGTTGTAGCTTGACCTAAATCATTTAAAGGCATCATATTACTTTGCATATAAACGCTTTCACTAGAACCGCCCATAGAATTTAAGTCCTCAAATTGTCTTACCTCATCAGGAGATAACACACCAATATTTACTAATGTTCTATAATAATCTGCTCTAGTCTTAGAATCACCTCTTAACAAAGCAGTCAAGTTAAATTTAAAATATTGTTTACCTTTTTGTTTTACAGGTACTAATTTTTGATTTAGTGCAGTTTCAATTCTCTTGATCCAAGGTGTTATAGTGTGAACCACAAAATCTATTTGTTGTGCTTCTATTGAACTATAACTAATTTTACTCAAATCATTAATCATATGATTTGGTACTCTAAATATTCTAGCTATATCACTAACTTGATATTGTCTAGTTTCAAGGAACTGTGCCTGATTGTTTGGGATGCTTCGAGGAATAAATTGCATCCCTTCTTCAAGTATTGCAGTCTTACCAGCGTTTATAGAACCACCATAAGTTTGATTCCAACTTGCTCTTAATCTCTTTGCTGTTTCTGGTTTTAATGTTCCAGGATGTGATAATATACCACCAACAGTAGCAGAATTTTTATAAAAAGATCCTGCATATTTTTCGATAGATAAAGATATTCCTAAAGACTCAGCTGCACTCTCTATTGGTGATTTACCAATTACACCATCAGTTGATATACCTTTAATGTGAAGCATATTAACAGAGTTTACTTTACCTGTTACAGGATAAGGTATAACTTCGTTTTGCTCTATTTCATAATAAACTTCTCTACCATCAGGTGATACATAGACATCTACATCATCGCATTGGATAGGGATTATTTGTGTAGGTAAGCCACCAGAGTTTCTTTCAATATAAGCGTAGAAATTACCATCTAAACATAAATCAACTAATATTCTTTCAAAGAAACTAAAAGAATCATATAAAGAAGATGGTTGCTCACTTACTAAAGTATGGAGTGGATTATTTAAAAGTGTAACTCTTTTATTATTGGTGTCTTTTTCGTATAACGAGATTGGTAGAGAAGCTATTGTTTCAGATATTACTCGAACACAAGACCAAACTGATGAAATTGTTAAAGCGGTATTTTTTGATACAGTTTGACCACTTGCACTTTGAGTAAAACCAGAATATTGATTAGAATATAATCCTGTGCTATAAAACCTTTCTTCTTGAGTAGGTTCTTGTTTTTTTCGTCTAAATAAGTCTAAAAATGATGCCAAATCCCTTATAATTTAATATACTTTATCCATATATATATATACAAATATGGTTTTT